CAACTACTCTGGTGACTTCAGCACCCACTGTGGTCTGATCTATCAGAAGGATGCTGCTGGTGTGGTTGAGGCCATTGGTCCTCAAGTGCAAACCACCGGCTCTGATGTTCGCACCATGTACCAAGGCGACATCGTTGTGGGTCGTCTGGCTATGGGTTGTGGCACCCTGAATCCCGCTGCTGCTATTGAGCTGCAGTCGGCTCGTTCCTGATAACGGAGGTAACTAATTATGGCTGCTTCTGTTGCTAAAGGAGATAACGGCGTCTGCACCACTGATGCCGTTCGTATTTCTGTAGCCAAGACCCGCAAGGGTTACGGCAATGCTGTTGCTGACTCTGCTGTGGCTTCGACCACCAAGGGTCTGCGTACTGCATATCCTGGCGTTGAGTGCAACATCGCTAACGTCTGATTATCTGGGGATCCTTCGAGGTCCCCTTTTTTTATCCATCGCATACAACATAACTGTTATGCCATTTCCTACCACTAACGCTCAGACTGAGCTTCAAGCTGTTAATGAGATCCTGGCGTCAGTTGGTCAGGCTCCTGTAACCACCCTTGATCAAACCAACCCGGACGTTGCGATTGCGTACGACACCCTTCTTCAGGTGTCACGGGAGGTTCAGGCAGAAGGATGGACCTTTAACCGGGAGTATGAATATCCAATTACTCCCCAAGATGATAAGATTATTCTAATCCCAAACAATATACTACAGATTGATTTAACACCTGACTATCGAGACAAAGACTCTGTACGCAAGTCCGGTTCTCAGTATGGTTATCCTGGGGAATCAATCCTATATGACAGAACCAATCACACACCGTATTGGGATGAGCAAGTGAAGTGTGACGTGGTGTGGCTGTTTGATTGGGTAGACCTTCCGATTCCCATCAAAGACTACATCGTTGCACGTGCTGCAAGTATTACCTCAAGTCGCATTGTCGGTGATACAGGTCAGTACCAGATGCTGCAACAAAAGGAAGCATATACCCGTGCAATGGCTCTTGAGTATGAATGCAACCAAGGTGACTACACATTCTTTGGTCATCCTCGTGGAGCTAATTACTACAACAGCTATGAACCCTATAAAGCATTGTATCGCTGATGGCAAGTGTTACTCAACAAATACCTAACTTCCTTGGTGGTGTCTCTAGACAACCTGATGACAAAAAGATCCCTGGTCAAGTCAGAGAAGCAATCAATGCTTATGCTGATCCAACCTATGGTCTATCGAAGCGTCCTGGGACCAAATGGCTAGGTAATCTTTCCTCAACTACTAATGAATTCCAAAACGGTAAGTGGTTCTACATCAACAGAGATGCAGCTGAGAAGTACATCGGTGTTATCTATGGAGCCAACATCAAGATCTGGAATGTCAATGATCCAACAGCAACAGTCACTGTAACCAACTCTGGCAGTAGCTACCTAACCTATGGCACCTCCACAGCAAAGGACAGCCTGCAAGTTCTGACTGTTCAAGATACTACGATTGTAACCAACAACAAGGTCACTGTAACGACTCAAGCTGCACCGAGCTTCACTGCAAAATCAAAGGCAACGATCCGACTGTTAAGTGCAGAGTATGGTGCAAGCTACTCGGTGACCATCAATGGTTTCACCACGTCAGCCTATACAACGAAGAACACCGAAGACCCATCACTGAGTAATACGACAAACACTCAGGTGCTGAATGCTGAGGAAGTGTTGACGCAGATCAAGAACCGTATCGACACAATCAACACTACCAACAGCCTTGGTCTTACTGTTACGCAACTAAAGGGTGTCATTGAGATCAGCAGCGCTTCTTCTTTCACGATCTCAGCAAAGGGTGGGATCAGTGGTGAGGAGCTTCTTGCATTCCAAGATGAAGTACAGAACTTCTCCAACCTTCCTGCTGAGTCAGTTCATGGAAGAATCGTTAAAATCAACAATACCGTTGCAAAGGAAGACTCGTACTACGCAGAGTTTATTGCTGAGAATACAACATACAACCCTGATGGCTCTGTAAATGTACCTGGCTCTGGTAAAGGTAACTGGCAGGAAACCGTAGCACCAAATGTGTCAGTAGGTTTAACTGCTGCAACCATGCCACATGAGTTGTTTAACAATAATCTTAATTCATTTATCTTTAGGCCAATCTCTTGGGAAGAGCGACTTGTTGGTGATGATGAAACCAACGAGCATCCAAGCTTTGTTGGAAAGACAATCCAACAGGTCTTCTTCCACAATAACCGTCTTGGCTTCTTGACTGGTGACAATGTGTCAATGAGTCAAAGTGGTGAGTTCTACAACTTCTATCACGTCTCTGCCCTTACCCAAGCTGACAACGATCCCATTGATATCAGTTGCTCTAGCTTGAGACCTGCTGTACTTCATGCAGTTCTACCTGCTGCTCAGGGTCTGGTGATGTTTAGTAAGAGTCAGCAGTTCTTGATGTACTCCGATGACGGCATTCTGACTCCCAAGACATCCGTTATCAGGACCATCGCCAACTACGAGAACGAAGACTTGATCCCACCAGTGGACGTTGGTACAAATATGGTATTCCTGAGCAAATCTCCGGGATACACACGCATCTATGCAATGGCCACTCGTGGTCAGCAGGAGAACCCTGACGTTCTTGATATTGGCCGAGTGGTTTCTGAATGGGTGCCTGATTCAGTCGCTGAACTGATTGCATCTCCTCAGAACTCATTTTTTGCGATGTATGGTCCCACCTCTGATTACGTCTATTTCTTCAGGACGTATGTTGTGGGTGATGAGACTGTGATGCAAACATGGTTTAACTGGAAGCTTCAAGGTGATGTTCAGTTCCTTAGTGTTGATAGTGATGACATATATATTGTCACCTACCAGTCTGGACAATATGTACTAAGCAAAGCAAACCTCACTCAGACCCCTGATGAAGCCATTCTGAGAGCTGATAGCGGTCAGGTTGTGCAACTATGCCTGGATCAGTATGCAACGCCTTCTAGCGTCTCCTACGACAGTGCTACGAAGACCAATCGTTGCTACCTCAGGTATAAAGACATTACTGGCTTACAACCTGCAGTAATCATCGCTGACCCCAACAACACTGGTGAGTCTGGTTTTACCGTGATACCTACACGAGGTGATGATGGTAACCCATACTTTGAGTTTGTTGGTGATGATTATTCAGACCTAGCTTCTACTGTGTATGTCGGGTTTAAGTATGACTTCGACGTACAACTACCAACAATCTTCTACCAGATTGAAGAGAACAGGTCTGACTATACAGCCAATCTGACTATCTCACGAGTTAAGTTCTCAGTTGGTCTTTCGAGCAACGTTGGCTTCAAGCTTAAAGCTAAAGGTCAATCTGAATGGTACGACGTTCAGTCCATCCAAGATGCTGACTACTACTTAGCAAATGACGTTCCTTTGAATGAACAGACTGTGTACACATTACCTATTCATCAACGTAATTCAAACTTTGACCTAAAGGTCTTTAGTGATTCACCATTCCCGATCTCTCTTACTTCGATGATGTGGGAAGGATCTTATTCACCACGATTCTATAGGAGGGCGTAGGTATGGCTTTTTTTGAAGCGTTTGGAAATGATGCTCAAAGGCGAGCACAGAACGAAGGCGTGAAGCGACAGGATAAATACAACACGCAGAAATGGAGGTATGAAAATAGGGAAGGCAGGCGCAACGTAAGGTACGCCAAGAAAGGCATTGAGATTGCTAGGCAGAACACAGAAGCCGAATACTCCTGGAGAGATGATCTTGCTCGTAGTGAATACGACTATAACCTCAAGATCTCCGATTTTGAGTACGGAAACGCAATGCGTCAGTACGCAAAGTCAGAGCAGAACTATCGAGATCAACTTAAATTCAACAACATAGCAGCTGCCTTTGCTTATGAAGCAGAAGATCGGAAGCTAAATGAAATCAAGATTGGGAAGGCGTTTGAAGCGCAAGACCAAATGATTGCAGCGATTCAATCGGAAGGCAAGGCTTTGGCTCGTGGACAAGTTGGTAGATCTGCTGCTAAGACACTGCAAGCAGAAGTTGCCCAGTATGGCCGTAATCTTGCTGTATTGGCAGAGAGTGTTACTAGTGCAGAAAAGAACTACAACATGTCTCGACGTAAGATCAACATCGACAAGATGGGCGCTGATCTTGCTGCAGAAGCTGCACGCATGATCATGCCTTCTCGTGCACCTGTACCTCCCGAACCGAAGCCGCTACCGCGTCCTACACTTCAAGATCCCCTTAAGTGGAAGAAGACTC